GAAGTAACTTCGCCTTCCGTGGCAACAACGATTACGGCACGGCGAGGCAACGAGTCTTGAAAATCGTTGATAACGATTTCGTCGTCCTCAATTTCTTCATCTTCGATTTCTTCGTCGTCGCTGACAACAGAAATCATTTCCTCGTCTTTTTCTTCGTCGTCTTTCGGACCCTTGTAGCCCAAATCAGACGCGTCAACAGAAGCCATGCTGTCAATAATAGCCGAAGCCTCGCCTTCACGTTCCAACCTAGCGGCAGTCCGTTCAGCCCACCGCATAGCCCGCTCAGAAACAGACTTAGAAGCCCCACCACCCCACAGCATGTGAGCAACCTGTCCCGGCGACGGATAATCCGCATCGCCACGTTTCGGGGCAGTATCCAAATCGGTCATATGACGTGCAAACCACGCAGCCATACGTTTCGGTTTGTTGTCCGGCAAATCGCCGTCCTCAACCGCTTGACGGGCTTCACGCACCGTTTGAGGACGAATGCCGTCACCCGATTTGCCTTCCTCATGGTATTTCAAACCACGACGAAAATTGTCTTGCATCCAGTCAGGGACTCGGGGCATCGTCAGGCACCGGTTCATACAACCCGATTTGGAAACCTTCGCCCAAACCCTTGTCGTATGCCTCAAATTTTTCTGCTTCAACCTTCGGTAAAGGCATCACATTTTTACGGATAAATCCAGCCGCAAAAACTGAAACAGCACCAACAAACGCGATAACCGTAGCGATTTGCCCGTCCGTCCAATCAATCCAACCGAAAGCCTCAGCCAAACTAATAGCGGCAACAACCAAAGCGTTCAAACCGGCAAAACCGGTGATGACAGGCTCGTTACGCATCACAACAAAATAGCAGATTGTTGCCTTTGTTCGTGAAGCAAACTCAAAGCAAACGCCGCCTGTTGTGGCACAACGCCGTTACCGAGGATCTTCAACGCTTGCGACCGGGTGACCCCTGTGTCGGTCACCCACCCGTCAGGTAGGCCCATCATCCACTCAACGAACCTTGGGTTCAGTCGTCGCTTATCGTCGGTTGGGTTGGGTGCGGGTCGTCCGACAATGGGTTCCCATCGGGCCACGGCGTCGGCGTAGGGTCCAAATCGGGAAACGTGGTGACCAGCGTGTTCAGCGGTAGGGCATGACGGTTGAACTGCGACGGTCCCCCGTTGTTCGCCCCGTCCTGGCAGGTCGGCGTCGGCAGCAGGTGAGGCAGGTCCCATAGGTTCTTGCCGTAGGCGTTTGCCGTCGTGTCGGGTGTCGCCCCGTGCTTCGCCGCTTGACTGGTCGGCGTCGGCAGGAGCCGCCCGATAGCGTTCTCCAAGTTCTGCGGCTGATCCAACGGACGCACTAAACAATTCTGATTGCGAGACAGTCCCGCCCTCGGCGTAGGCAAGGCAGAACCAGCGGAGGCGTCCATGCGGGGCACCAACGTCGGACGCCCGAACACTTGTCCACTCCGCAGCGAACCCGTTTTGGGCCAACGCTTCGAGGACTCTAAGAAACGCTTCGCCTCGATTGGCAGTAAAGATTCCTGCGACGTTCTCCAACAGAAGCCAGTTGGCTCCAGCGTCCCGAGCAACTCGGCATACGTCCTCAATGAGCCATCGTTCATCGTTCACCCCTTTACGTTTCCCAGCAGTAGACACCGGCTGACACGGAAACCCTGCGGTCACCACGTCCACCGATGGCGGGTCGGTGATCTGCGTTAGGTCGCCAAAGTTTGTCACATCGGGGTGATGATGCGCCATGACTTGAGCGGCGTGCCCATCCATTTCCGCACACCAAACCAAATCAAAATCAAAACCGGCCATTTCCAACCCGAGTTCCAAACCGCCATACCCGGAACACAAAGAACCAACCTTCACAGTTCACCACCCAGCGACGTGACCCCGGCCCCTTGCCCAGCGTCGTCGAACAGGGTCGGGGTAGTGTCGGCAGCCTGTTCCTCCGCCCACGCCACCCGCCCCTCAATGATCGGCAGGTAGTCGTCAGTCATCTCAATGCCGATAGCGTCGAACCCTTCAAGGGTTGCGGCGACGAGGGTGGTGCCGGACCCGGCGAACGGGTCGAGGACGGTGCCACCGGGCGGGGTGACGAGGCGCACCAGCCAACGCATAAGGGCGACAGGCTTCACAGTTGGATGAGTGTTGGCGGCACCTGACGTGCGACCAGCGCCAGCGCGGGGACTATTCAGTCCCGCGCTCCCGTCTTTGCGGTCGGTCATCTCGCCGGCAGTTGCTACCGGCAGCCCGTCGAGTCCGGCGTTGCGTTCACGCTTCGACGGCTTGGCGACATACCGGAACGGCGCAACGTCAGCGGTCGGGTCCCACTCGGTGACGGTGAAGAAGCGGGAGGCACCGCCGCCGTTGTCAGCAGGCCATTTGCCATTGTGTTCGGCGCTCTTCTGATCGTCGAAGCACCCGAACCCGTTGCCTCCTCGCTTGCCGCTCCGACCCGGCTTCGGCTTGCTCACCCCGCTCTGCCCGTCCAGTTCCGCCACCGGGCAACCGTCAACGCACCGCCACACGGCGACAGTCTCGGTGCCGTCGCCATTGCCGGACGGTCGGTTGCCAGTCGGGTCCGGCTGACCGGCACCAAAACCGGTTGCCACACCCGCACCACGCTGGGCTGGGTAATACCCGGACGCTTTCACGTCGGTGGTGCCCACCTGACAGCAGTCGGCGGCGTGGGTGAACACAAGGTTGGCAGGCCAGCGGCCGGTCGGGTTGGCGTCGATGCCGGTGGTGGTGAAGTTGGGGTCGCCTGCGAACTCGTAAGATGCGTCGGTGTCGTGGCGTGTGTAGCCGGCCTTGGGAAACTTGGCTTTATCTGTGGCCGCCACCCGGCACCCGTCAATGTTCAGCGCCCCCGTGCCATGCGCCAACACGTTGCCCGCCACGGTGCCGCTCAGCGGCTTGCGGGCGACGACAATGGGTTCGTGGGCGGGTTTCAGCGCCGTGCCCCAGCCTTCCCACTGCTTGACGGCGTCGGTGGTCACGGTCAGGCTTGCCGTTGCACCCCCCTCCGCCATGAACTGCCCCGGCCCAGCGCCATAGCCCCGCCCAGTGTTGTTATCGCCACGCTTGCCCTCGGTCGCCTGCGTCCGATACCTGCCGTGGTTCGGTGAGGTCGGGTCGGCACCGCCCTGCGGAACGCCCCTCGCTGCTTTGTCAATCGCCTTGCTCACGTCCAACGACTTCGGGAACCCCGAGCCATAGACCCAATGCAGGCTGTCGCGAACCTCAAACCCGGCGTCCTCAATCGCCACCGCCATCCTGTGATAGGTGCGCGTCCCGCCGAACGCCAGTAAGTGCCCGCCCGGTTTGAGAACCCGCAGGCACTCACGCCACAACTCGACGTTGTAGGCGATGCCGCTCGCGTCCCACTTCTTGCCCATGAACCCCAACTCGTACGGCGGGTCGGTGACGATGCTGTCAATGCTGGCGTCCGGCATTGACGCCAAAACGTCCAAACAGTCGCCGTGCCGCAACGTCACCGTCACGGCTCACCACCAAGCAACGCAACCCTGACCCCTTGCCCAGCGCCATCAAACACCGGCATCCCCTTTCGCCTCAACCCACAAACCGTCCCTAGCCTCATAAAACTCCCGATCACCCCAAGAAAACTTACGCCACCCACCAACCACCACCGGCCCCCGCAAATCCTCATCAGCCGCCACATACCGGGCAATCACACCCCTAAGCCGCTCAATCTCATCAGCAGCCTCCACAACCAAAGAACACCGCACCACAGTCAAACCCCACCCATCACACCACTCAGCAGGACGACCAGCAAGACGCAAACGCTCAACAACACTCATTTATAACCCGCACATGCCTTCACATTCCATCTCAAATAGGTTTCCTTGCCCCCGTTCCTCAACGGTTCGCAAATCAACTTCATCAAGCGGAATGCGAGATTTGTGCAGAAATCCCAGCGACGGAGCCAAAAGATCACCCACCCTACCTTCCCTCAACTGGCGGTCAAAATCCACGGCGTCAGCCCAATCCTCGGCGTTCTTGCGCACGGCGCGCCATTCCTTGTCGTTATGGAACGGACACCCGATGCACGACGACCTAGGCGGTCGATCAAAGCCATTCTGATCATTCCATAACAAACAGTCTTGCCT